TTAGTTGAAGTAGGAAAAAATTCCGATGGATCACCTATGTATGCGTCTCCTATCATTATTTCTCAAGATAACTTCATAATTGATGGGCATCATAGATGGGCTGCCGCCTATATGTTGGGTATACAAGATAGGAGTATTCCTGTTATCCGCATTCAGGCGCCGATTACATCTATATTGATGATTGGTGCATTAGAGCCGGCGAATCCCTTCTAACAAAGTATCCAATGAATTGGTCTCAAACAGATACTGTAATTCACTCGGTGCCTTTTTTCCCTTCACTAACGCTTTCTGAGACTTCGTCAGTGTTATCTTGTAATATGCCTCAATCATCTCTTCGATCTTCTCCTTTTCAAGCAGATCAAAGAGCATCGGCGTGAGTCGACCGTGACGACATAGCGCCGGCGGCAAATTATTCTTTCGGTTCGTCGTGGCTACAATAACCATCCCCTGATACGATCCAATTCCATCAAGGCGTGATAAGAGTGTATCAAGATTAATCGTATCAATATCGATTATAAACTTATCCAAAGCTTTATCCCTCGTATTTAGCTTCTTTTTTTCTTCCATTCCTTGAAGTGAAATGTCGATCTCATCAAAGAGGTAAATGAGATGATCCTTACAAATTGGAATTCCATTAATTTCCTTGAGATTTAAGATATTTTCAAACTGCTGTGCGGTCTTTACTCGTGACAAGGGAATTTCAAGAATATGCCGCTGATCATAATTAGCCATCGCCATGACATGAGATGTCTTACCACACCCTGGCGGTCCATAGAACAAGTAACCCTTCTTTCGCCTCAGCCCCTTCTCCTTGTAATACTTAAGATCATGTAGCCTATCAAGATCATTGATTAGAATTGTCTTATTGTCGCCGACCATCGTATCAAAGGTCTCAAAATTCGTGTTCGTGTCCACGTTTTTGTCAGACAAGATCTGAACAGAGTATTCCATCTTCTCACTTTCTTTATCATATCCCTGATAGATAAAGTGATACAACTTGTTTCGTGTAGAGTCAAGAATGGACTGCTCATACTCATGTAGGCACTTTGTAAGATACTCTTCAATCTGTTTTATAGAGACTGTATTTGAACCAATGACAAAGTGATATTCATAGACGTAGCCCGCCGTCCCTGTACCCTGAAATGAACTTTCTGTCTTGTGAATTTTCAACAGTATGTTGTTTCCTAGATTAATTTCGTTTATGTCATCTAAAACATAGATTGTCTTACTTTCATTCAATGCCTTATTCATGTAATAAGTGTCATGAAGTCCGTTTTTTGTAGAATCGATGACCTTATATTGCTTGGATAGATTCTTAGAGAACACGGCACGCGAGAGCGCAAGGATCTGAAGAGGATACTCGTACGAAATAATCGTGTTCGAATGCCGCTCATATCCTGTTACACAAATCTGATACTTATAATATGAGATTTGTGACTGCCATAGCTGTATCCGCCTCTTAAGAGTCGGTCCAACTAGAACTGCTACAATTAAGGCAATTGCACTAACTACATGTAAGTATGTAAATTCCTTTTCACCTCGTAAGAGGGAGAAAGCCATAAAACCCATGCTTTCAATACTCAGCATTGTGTTACCTTTTATATGCGCCAGGATTTCATTCAAATTTCAGGCAGCATTAGTAGAAATGCCGCTAAGGATTCTCTCCTATAATATCTACGGGATCCCTTGGACATTTTGTCGGATACACGAGATCCTGATGTGGATCTTCTGTAAAAGTGGAGCAGATGTTATCTGCTTACAAGAAGTCTTCTCAAACTCACAGCGTGAAGTTATTTCCGAAAAGGCACAGAGCATAGGATGGTCCGTGTTTTTTCCTCACAATCAGTGTCTTCTGAGTTATTTCACACCTTGGTTCGCCTCTGGAAGCGGTCTCTGTATTCTTGTACGACCTGGTGTCAAGATTTTACATGAGATTCCCTTTAAGGCATTTGGCGTCAGTGATTTCTTTGTAGAAAATCTTGTCCAGAAAGGATTCTTCGGACTCTCGATACTATATCAGGAAAAACCACTTAATATCTTGAATACACACTTACAATCAGATTTTACAAAGTTTAAGGGAATTTGTTGTATTTCGTATGCAAAAATACGAAGACAACAAGAAGAACATATGTACAATTTCATGCGACAGCTGCCTGGGGAGTCAGTGGCTGTCGGCGATTTTAACCAAGAAGAGTTTGCCTGTTTCGAGAAATTGTACGACGACTATGATATCACATTCTGGGACACGAAACAACAGATTGATCACGTGGTCGGATTGCCTAGTAACAACCTCACTGTAAAAAATGTTAAAGTTTATCAAGAGGTTCCTTACAGTGATCATCAGCCGATTTCAGTGGATATCTAGAAGTCGCTGCTCATTGAGAACTTCATCTCCTCGCGGTCCTTGCCAACCGTCGCCTTTGCATACGTGCTCACACGCTTCTCAAAGAAGTTATCCTTATTTTCGAGCGAAATGCGCTCCATAAAGGAGAACGGATTCGCCGAATTGTACGCCTTGGGATATCCGAGCTGTAAGAGAAGACGATCCGCCACGAACTCAATGTACTGTGACATAAGTTTCGAGTTCATGCCGATCAGATCACACGGTAATGACTTTGTAATAAATTGCTTCTCAATCTTGACCGCATCACGAATAATCTTGTGAACCTTCTGCTTCGTTAGACGATTCACAATCTTACTGTACAAGAGACACGCAAAATCAGTGTGAAGACCCTCGTCGCGCGCAATGAATTCATTTGACAACGTCAGTCCAGGCATAACACCGCGCTGCTTCAACCAGAAGATAGCGCAGAACGCACCACTGAAGAAGATGCCCTCGACCGCAGCGAAACCGATAAGGCGCGTACCAAAATCGGCGTCTTTGCTATCAATCCACGCCAAAGCCCAGTCCGCCTTCTTCTTTACACACGGAATCGTCTGCGTAGCTCTCAATAGGTCAGACTTCTCCTGCTTGTCGGTAATATAAGTGTCAATCAAGAGACTATAGGTCTCAGAGTGAACAGCCTCTAACAGGTTCTGGCAATTGTAGAAGAACTTCGCCTCCGCCCACTGAACCTCCCGTGTGAATCTGGACGCAAGATTCTCCATCACAATGCCGTCAGAGCCAGCAAAGAAACCGAGGATATTCTTTATAAAGAAACGCTCGTTGTCGTTCAGCTTCTCTGTCCAATCTTTTACATCCTTGGCAAGATCAATCTCTTCGGGCGTCCAAAAGACAGCCATGTGCTGCTTGTACTTCGCCCAGATATCAGCATGCTTAATCGGGAAAATTACAAAGCGATCCTCATTATCGATAAGAAGCGGTTCAGGCTTGAGTTCAACGACTGGCTCTATTGCTACTGTTGCAATGGGCAGAGTGACTGTCGTCGTAACTGTGACAGTAGAATCTGTCATAGTTGCTGTCGCTGTCGCTGCTAGATCAAGTGTCGGAGGGATTTCGGATTCTGCTTGGCTTGCTGCTGATGTCTTTCTCTTGCCTTTCAATGTAGGTGATGACTGTGTTGTCGACTGCATCGTTGACTGCATATTTTTAGTTGAGATAACTCGGGACATTTGTACTAATTTGGAAACTTGTAAAAAACTTTCAAATTTTGACGATTAGCTTGAATAAAACTCTTTTACTTTCTTATTTGCTCGTATAACGCTAGGTTCAAAATTCCAGATATAAAGAGACTCAAGTGACTTGACACGACTGAGTGCTACATACGCCTGCCCGCATTCAAATGTTGATGTACCAATGTCAATTAATGCGAGGTCCAGTGTTGCGCCTTGTGATTTGTGTATTGTCACAGCATAAGCTAAAGCTAGAGGAATTTGCTTGATTTTGAGACCCTTAAATTCATCTTCAGGTGATTCCCAGGTCTCTCTTCCAATTCGTGTAGGAATACCTGAAAGGAATCTGACAAAAGGATCTCCATTAATAGGATCAAAACTTGTCACTACACCGCGACTTCCATTCATAAGATTACTATCATCATTTTTATTTTTCAAAAGCATGACTTGGGCACCGACAGCAAGAACCAATACTTTTTTATAAGAAGCATTCTTTTCTAGGCGTTCAATCGCTTCCTTTAGTGCTACAGTCATCTTAAGAGTTTCATTAATCTTCTCTTGATATAGTATATCTGCTTTAAAAGTCATTTTTTCACCTGCCAATGCTCTCAGATTTTGTTCATTTACAATGTCAACCTGAGAACGATAATTGTAGAGAAGCGTTGGCTTAATCGTCAGTTTATTCCAGGGTAATCCTTGTCTTGCTTTTAAAATATCAATTGACTCCTCGGTTAACTCACCTACACGCGCCTCATTCAAGATCTTCTGGAAGATAGGATCTGATTGACGAACGATCTGCTTAAGTTCAACTGTTTCTTTTACAATCTCTTTCCATAATGGGGATTCAAAGACAAACTTATCACATTCACCTGCTCTGAAAACTGGCGGTAGTTGGTAGAAATCACCTACAAAGACAATCTGAAGACCGCCCATAGGCTTACCTGCGCAATTCATAATATTTCGTGCAACTTCATCTAACTTTTCTAATAGCTCTGCCGTCAGCATGCTCACTTCATCAATAATCAGAATTTTTGTTTCTTCCCATCGCGCTTTCGTCTTCTTTGATCGCCGAATGATTGCACATGTCTTATAGGTCGGGTCCTTTCCCAGACCGATGCCACTCCACGAATGAAGTGTCTTAGCAAACTTACCGATCAAAAGGGCGGCACAACCAGTCATGGCAGTTACAGATACTCCTTCCAACTTTTCAAACAATTGCTTAATTAAATACGATTTTCCTGTACCACCAGGACCAGTCAGGAAAATAGATTTGCCTGACTTGATTGCTTCAAATGCTTTGACTTGTTCCTCGTTTAATGTTTCCATTTACCTAGAATGTCAGAGTATAACGACTCAATTTTTAATTGGTGTTAGGCATTTTACACTTGAACGTGCCTAGTAAAAACTTCGATGTAGAAAAATTCGCTCCAAAATCGGCTCTCTGTCTAAAATAATACGATAAGAAACCAACCGTAATGAAGCCCATGATACCGTATCCAAGTACAAGACGAATTGTCTCCAAGGTACTTGTTGAGAGTTCAGACTTATCCTCTTCCTTCTTATTCGCCTTCTTCGCCTTCTTCTCCCTTATTTCCATGTAAACCTTGAGTAACTGATCTACAAGAAGAAGTATAAGCATAGGAAATACGAATTGCGCCTTGGCTTTTGTAGAGAGAACAAAGATTCCGTAAATAACGAGAGTTGTTATAAAATAATCAAACATACTCTTATCATTATCCTCCTTATCTGTTTCTGTGAGGACAATTACATAGAATGCAGAGATGAAAGCGACTGCATGCTTGGCTAAGATATTCGTCTCCATGAAACGCTGGAAGTCACAACTCAACATTTTATCAAAATATTTTGCCACCAAAATAATGTAGAACAAAAAAAGTCCCGCTGTATATTCCATCTATTATAGACTAGTAAAACAACTCGGGAGTTCGTTCAATGAAATCTAAGATATGAATCGGCTGTTCTGCAGTAACTTGAAAGAGTTGCGCGATATCTTCAGATGGCGTTACAGTCCTCTTTGATAAATCAAGACGATTTTCTTTCGCAAGTTCCTCACAGACATATGTAAAGAATTCGTGAAAACTGATTGCTCTGTAAAGTTTATTCTTTTTTAGCCAGAGTTTCGTATGCGGTTTTGGCGTTACTGCCATCGTATTCAGAGAATATGTATCTGATTCTTGTTCCTTCATCTTCTTCTTTAGCATTTTCATTTGAACAAATGTATCATTGTACAAATTTGCAACTTCCATGGATGATTTACGTAGTGAGCTACATAAATCTTCAATGTCTATATCATCAAGCTCCTCGTCTAGTGTGGAATCGACACTCATTACGTGCATTGTACGCTGCCATTTCCTCAATTTTTAATTAGTCTAGGCGCGCGGCTAGTGCGCTGAGTGGATGATGACATTCAAGTAAGCACCATAAAACAGGCTTTGCTGAATCTGATGAACGGATTGAATAGAACCAGTGTGCAGGTAAACAGAGAGCATTTCCCGCCTTAACCTTAACGACCATATATTTCACTTGTCCGACGAGTGGAGTATCAAGAACCGTAAATGTTTCAGGGAATTTCCCTTTCCACGATGAAGGGAAAAACTTTTCCTGTGAGTCTGTCATTATGTAGATATCTAGTGGATTTGATGTCGGAATGATAACTGTTGAAGAGGCGGTCGTTTTTCTCAGACCTTGTTCACCACAATTTGCAAACGTCTTCATTGAATGAATAACAGTCCAGTTTGTTAAATAAGGAAACCATGTGTGCTCAGCCCAGACTTGTAGACCTGATTCACGCGCCAGAATGGTCGCTGATTCTGTCGTAGTGTGTACTGTAGAATCTGTTAG